CTTAAGATTTCTGTATTGCAGCAGAAGATTGATCTAGAAGAGCGTAGAGATCATAAGAACATTATGATTACTGAGATCAAAGAACTGCAGCAAAAGCTATACGAGTCTTACTCTAAGACTGGTGTGTTCATGGGGGATCTGGCTAAACCAAAGATGTTCAATGCTGATGGATCTAGACTGTATGCAAGTGAGAAGTATGAAGTCATACAGTCTACCCCTGAACTAAAGGAATACTATGACTTTGTTGTTGAGAGATATGCAGAAGCACAGAAGAAGATTGGGAATAGCAGTCTCTATGTAAACTCTTGGGATAGTATTTCTTACATCATGCCATCCATTCGTAAGGATAGACTTGCAGTACTACAGCAAGAAGGGTGGAGAGGTATGATTACTGAAGAGCTTGTAGACTTTACAAAGCTTGATACTGATACACAGTTTGGTATGATGACTGAGCAGGATGGGGAGAGAGTTAAATCTATCCCACGGTTCTACACTAACAGAATCCCAGCTAAAGATGTATCTAGAGATATTGCAGCAAGTCTTGCTCAGTTTACACACATGGCTAACTTGTTCGAAGAGAAAGCTAAGACTGTTGGTCTTGTAGAGTCTATGCTCTCTATCCATGAGCAGCGTAAGACAATCCCAGTAGATTCTAAGACTGGGTTGCCGATCATTGACAAGGTGTCAGAGATGGCACGTGGGGTAGAGAATGATATAGTGAAGGAAGATCCTCGTAACAACAGAAACTACCAGCATCTTAAAGAGTTTGTTGACTCTGTATTCTACGGTCAGCTTGACCTTGAGCAAGGTGCTATCCTTGGGGTAGATATGTCTAAGCTTTCAGGTAAAGCTGCAGCATTTACAGCTGTTACAAACCTTGCATTCAATACACTACAGATTGGGAACCAGTTTATCTTGGATAACCTGATGGGTAGTGAGGAAGCAGTAGCTAATCAGTTCTTTAATGTCTCTGACTTTGCATGGGCTGCTAAGACATATGCAGCAAACAAGGGTGCACTCAGTGATGTTGGGGCGTTTGTTCCTAAGTCAAAGCTTGGACAGGCTATGCAGTTGTTTGATGCTTTGAATGAAGTGACTGATAATATTGGGAAGAATGTTACCGGTAGTAAGCTTAAGAAAGCTATTCAAGGTGACCCATTCTTTGCACTGCAGCATGCTGTTGAACATCAATCAACTGCTACTAGAATGCTTGCTCTGTTGAGAAGCTACAAGGGTAAGCTGAAGGATGCAAAAGGGAATGTTATCTTGAATGAGAAAGGGGAAGAAGCTGACTTGTGGGATGTCTTGATTAAAGACAAGAAAGGTAAGTACATGATTGACCCACGTGTAGCTAACGTAGATAGGAATAGGGTAGTTGCAAAGCTCCATGGGATTAACAAGAGAGCTAACCAGATTAAGGGTAGTCATGACAGATCCATGGGTAATAGACGAGCACTTGGTAAGCTTGCACTTCTATTCCGTAATTACTTTGTCCCTGGACTGCGTAAGAGATTTGGTCATGGTGAGTCAATGCATGTTGACTACGAACTTGGGGATATTACTAGAGGGATGTATCAATCATTGATTGGGTATCTGAGCCTAGTACCATATGAAGGTGTTACAGCATACCAGATGATGAGTGATACAGATAAGCAGAACTTACGTCGTGTGATGTATGAGGCAGCTGCAACTGTTGCATCTATGACAGTCTTCTTAGTACTGAATGCAATGCTTGATGACGATGAAGAAGAAGATAACTACTTGCTTGCGTATACTGCATATCAAGCACGTAGATTGAACTCAGAACTTACTCAGTTCCTAAACCCATCTGAATTCATACGTATGGCTAAATCTCCCATGGCTACATTGAACTGGGTTGAGAAGTATGCAGATGTAATAAGTCAAGTAATGTTCAAGGAACCAGGCTATGCCCTAGGTATTGTTGGGGAAGATGATATCTTCTATCAGAGACGTACAGGGACTGCAGAGAAAGGTGATAGAAAGACCTTGAACAAGCTTAAGAAGATTATCCCTGTACTTAATGGGTATCAGACTAGCTTCTTGAGAGATGGTAGTGCAGCAGCAGTAGAAGAGAAACTACGTTGGTTCAACTAAGGGGCGCGAAAAAAAGGGGGCTTACGCCCCCTTTCTCTTCTTTGCAACTTGAAGTAGTACTAGATACCCAATTAAATCTTGCACAGAATCTTCAGTATCTCTAGTGATACCTTTATTCTTAATGCGATTTATCTTGTCATCTATTCGGACACAAAGTGACTCGATAGCATCTACTCGAGAGAACAATCTAATCGGGTTCAATGCAGAATCTCCGTAGGCTGTATTCTTCTTCTCGAGCATCTTTAGAATGCTGTCTAAAACTACAGCAACTTCACCTATTGTGTCAAGCTCTTCTTTAGTTTCTTTCTTAATAAATGGGTAAGTAGAACTTCTATCCTGAAACCAAATGCCGTCACTCATCTTATACTGGGTTTAAAAAATCAATCGGGTTAGAAAGGTACTGATTAATTTTTAAAAAATGGTTACACCCAAAGAACCCTGCTTTCCCACCACTATAACCTTCTGCTGCAGGATGTGGTGCAGTTAGTACATAGTGTGAAGTTGTATCTTCTGGGAATAGGGACATGATTGGGTCATTCTGTGTTATGTAGGTCTTAGTAATCAAGTTAGCTGCTTCTTTACCCCACCCAACGAATACGATGTTTCTATGAGTTGCAATAATTCTTTTCAGCACTTGTACTGTAAACCCATCCCATAATTCTTTGTGAGAGTTTGCATTCTTCTCACGCACAGTCAAAGATGTATTCAACAGCAGGACACCTTGCTTAGCCCAACTCTCAAGAGTTAAATCGAAGTCAGGGTTAGGGTCAACACCATAACTACTATAAAGCTCTTTAAGTATGTTCCTAAGACTAGGTGGGGCCTTACCATTGTTGACAGCAAAAGCTAGTCCAGTAGCTACCCCATTGTGATATGGGTCTTGTCCTAGTATAACTACACGGAGATCGTGAAACTGCGTAAGCTCAAAAGCTCTGAACACGTTACCTGGAGAGGGGTAACACCTGTTATTTGCATATTCAGTCTTAAGAGCTTCACGCAGAGTCACGAATCTCTGTGAGTTAAAGATAGGCTCGAGGACTGGCCACCAGTCCCCAAGCTTGTTCTTTAATTTGTCATTCATATTATAGGTTTGCTGGGAGCATAATAGTCTTTGTCGAATCTCTCAATAAGCATATCTGGTTTGCTGTGTAGCTCTGCCTTGTACGGTAGAACTACATCAAGCTCAGCCTCGAGCTGCTCCTTAAGATCATCAGACTGAAAGAGAATCTTCCCAGTGTGTCCGTCGATGTCAAAGTCATGAAACTCCAATATTTTAAGTTTCCATATATCATCAATCAGCGAATACTTTCCTTCTATAAATGAATCGTATGAATCCTTTGCATCTTCTGGTACATCGAACACAAACAAGACGTGATAAGGATCGGGATCCAAACGTCTTCTAAAATTTCTGAACGAGCATAAAGCAGATTCAAACCTTGTAAATCTTGGTACCCCAGAGAATCTGTAAAGTATTGCAATGCAATCTTCATCTTCATCTGTAGCGCAAAATGCATTGACGAACATTGAGTCCCATAGCATCAGCTTTCTATTCATACCCATTAAAGGGAGTATAAATATGCTGCTATCTGTGAGACGTGCAACTGATAGGTCATAGCATACAGTCTTACCAAGATTCATCCCGGGTCTAATGATGTTCACCTTGTAAGGTGACTTTGCAGCTACTCTAACAGTATCCCCGAGTTTAATTTCGTAGGTACAGTCAGGGTATTTGCATACAAGAGACGTAGTTACACCTTGAATCTTCTTTGCTTCACACTTAGAGAGATCCCCAGTCAGACGTACAGTTCTCCCGTTCACCGGTGTGAATTGTATGTCTGAGCAGATTACCATAGCTCTTCATCTTTGTTAATAGTATACACTTCTAACGGAGGTAGTTCAATACCTGCTTCCCTTGCAACATCTTGCTTAGACTTTAGTAAGTACACAAGTCTAAACGTAGTATTGAAGTTCACAATACCTTCTACCATACCAAATTTCTCAACGTATTTCTTAAGTGTAAATGATTCGAAGTCATTCTTCCGATTCTTCAACCAGTTGTCTGAAGTCTTATCACCTACACCGTGAATACCTGCTATGTTATCTGTACTATCCCCCATAAGAACTTGCTTCCACAGGAATCTAAGCGCTTCATCAGGGGTAGTATGTAGGAACTCTGCTCTCTGATAATTGTAATGCATCCCAACACACTGATACAGCACATCCTTGTCCGGGG